CAGTACGACGACAGCTTTGCCGTTGAAGGCGCTAAGATTGGTTCGACCCTCCGTATTCGCCTCCCGGACCGTGCGCTTGTCACTGACGGTGCTGCACTGCAAGTCCAAAGCGATAACGAGCAGTACACCACGTTGACTGTTGCTACGCAAAAGCACATTGGCGTTAACTTCACATCTGCTGAATTGACCTTGCAGTTGGACGACTTTGCAGAGCGTGTGCTTAAGCCTCGTATCAGCCAGCTTGCTGCTAGCATTGACGCTGACGTTGCTAACTCCTACCAGTACATCGGTAACACAGTTGGTACGCCTGGAACGACGCCTGCTACATCGTTGGTTCTGTTGCAAGCGCAGCAGAAACTTAACGAGAACGCTGCGGTTATGTCGCCCCGTTACGCCACGGTCAACCCAGCCGCTAACGCCGGATTGGTTGAAGGCATGAAAGGTCTTTTCAACCCCACCGACACGATCAGCCGTCAGTTTAAAAACGGCATGATGGGTATGGGTGTGCTTGGGTTTGATGAGATCAACATGTCTCAGTCGATCAAGCAGTTCACGACCGGCTCGCGTACGGCTACCGGCGGTACAACGTCTGCTGCCGTAACAAGCGAAGGCGCAACCACTATCGCCATCACTGGCGCAGGTGCTAGCGCAACCGTCAAAGCTGGCGACGTGTTTACCGTGGCTGATTGCTATGCAGTTAACCCACAGACCCGCGAGTCCACTGGTTCGTTGTTCCAGTTTGTCGCGACCGTTGATGTCACGCTGAATGGCTCTGGCGCAGGTAACATCACTGTTGCTCCGATCTATTCTTCGGGTAACGCCTTAGCTACCGTTGCTAGCCTTCCTGCTACCAGCAAAGCTGTCGTGTTTGTTGGCGCAGCATCTAGCCAGTACCCACAAAACCTCGTCTACCACAAAGACGCAATCACTTTCGCTACTGCCGACTTGATGATGCCGCAAGGCGTTGACATGGCGTCGCGTCAGGTTCATAACGGTATTTCGATGCGTATTGTTCGTCAGTACGACATCAACAACGACCGTATGCCCTGCCGTATTGACGTGCTCTACGGCTACAGCGTGATCCGTCCGCAAATGGGTGTTCGTCTCTGGGGCTAATCGATCTAGGGGGCTTCGGCCCCCTTACCCAATTATTTTTTGAAAGGATTTATCATGGCAATTCCTAATGGTGCTGGTGGCTATCAGTACAACGACGGTAATACCGGCGAGGCTTTGTTGTTCGTTCAAGGCGCTCCTGTAGCGCTGACAGGCGCAGCTACGATCACGGCAGCTCAACTGGCAAACGGTTTGTTTACGTTTGACGGCACCGCTGGCGCAATGACGCTCCCCACTGTTGCATTGCTTGAGGCTGAAGTTTCTTCGGCAGCTAAGATCAATGCAGCGTTTACGTTTGCAGTTGTCAATATCGATGGTACTGACGCTGTGACCGTAACCGCAGGCACGGGCTGGACGATTGTTGGCACTGCTGCTGTGTCGGCTAACACGTCTTCGCAGTGGCTAGCTCGCAAAACCGGCGTTGGCACTTGGACGGCTTATCGTATTGCGTAATCAATAGGGGGTTCGCCCTCTATTTTAAAAAGGATTAGCTATGTCAAACACTAAACCCATTGGCGTTGCTTACACAGACCAAGACATTATTGGTTCGCAGTACATTTTGTCTGACGAACAGTTTGGCTATACAGCAAACGCTCAAGGTACGGTAACGCAGGCTACCAGCAAGTCTACAGCCGTAACGCTGAACAAGTCTGCCGGTCAAATTACGATGAACAACGCAGCTTTGGCGAACGCAACCAACGTAACCTTTACGTTGAACAACTCGCTTATTGCTGAGAACGACATCTTAATTTTGAATGTAAGCGGCGGCGCTACGGCTGGCGCGTACAATTGTTGGGTGTCTGGTCTAAGTGCAGGGGCAGCGTCAATTACTGTCCGTAACATTTCGGGTGGTTCGTTGTCTGAAGCAGTTGTTGTTAACTTTGCTCTTATTCATTGCGTGTAAGGCGCGGGGCTTCGGCCCCCATCTAAATTATGGCCGTCATCTATCTTCGTCACCCCACTCACGGCGCTAAAGTCGCTATATCTGATAAAGAAGCCGATAACGATAGAGAAAACGGCTGGGAAGTGTATGATCCTAGTGATGTAGAAGATGAGCCTGAGCATGTTAATGAGCTTCAGCCTCGTCGTCGCAGCCGTAGAACTCAGGAGGTTGAGTTATGACCACTGCCGCAGAACTTATCAACGGATCACTTCGACTTTTAGGCGTGTTGGCCGAAGGTGAAGAACCTTCGGTTGCAGTTATGCAAGATTCCATCATGGCGATGAATCAAATGATTCAATCGTGGGATACCGAACGCCTTTCTGTGTTCAGCACGCAAGACCAAGTATTTACATGGCCTGCGTACACTATGTCGCGCACGATTGGCCCAACCGGCGACTTTGTAGGTAACCGCCCGATTGAAATTGATGACGCTACATACTTTAAAGACCCATCGTCGGGCCTATCGTTTGGCGTTAAGCTAATCAATCAACAGCAGTACGATGGTATTGCGTTTAAAACGGTTACGTCGACATACCCGCAAGTTATGTGGGTAAACAATACGTTTCCAGATATGGAAATGACGGTGTATCCAGTGCCTATCAAAGCGTTGGAGTGGCACATTATCTCTGTAGAAACACTAACGGAAGTCTCAAGCGTCGCTACAGATATGTACTTTCCTCCAGGCTACTTGCGTGCGTTTCGCTACAACTTAGCCTGCGAACTAGCACCTGAGTTTGGTGTCGAACCGTCGCCGCAAGTGCAGCGTATTGCTATGTCAAGCAAACGCAACATCAAGCGCATCAACTTTCCTGGCGATCTTATGGCGATACCTTACCCGATTGTTGCAACGCGTCAACGCTATAACATCTACGCCAATAACTTCTAATGAAAACGCCGATTCTTGGCTCGACTTACGTTGCCCGTTCCGTCAACGCAGCCGATGCGAGGATGGTCAATTTATTTCCAGAAGTTGTGCCTGAAGGTGGTAAAGAACCTGCTTTTCTTCAGCGCTGCCCAGGGCTTTTAAACTTAGCGACAATTGGTAGCGGGCCTATTAGAGGGCTATGGACTTTTTCTTCTGACAACACTGTCGCGTTTGTAGTGTCCGGGGCTGAACTGTACAAGATAAACACAAGTTACACAGCGACATTGCTTGGTGCTATTCCAGGCACAGGTCCAGTTAGTATTGCTGACAATGGTACTCAACTGTTTATAGCTGCTAACGGCCCAAGCTACATATACAACAACTCAACAAATACGTTTCAACAAATTACCGACACGGATTTTCCCGGTGCAGTGACTGTTGGATACATTGATGGCTATTTTGTTTTTAACGAGCCTAACAGCCAGCGAATTTGGGTTACGCAATTGCTTGATGGCACAAGCATTGAGCCGCTTGATTTTGCCAGCGCAGAAGGTTCCCCCGATGGTGTAGTTGGCTTAATTGTTGACCACCGCGAAGTTTGGGTTTATGGGACGGGTACGGTAGAGGTTTGGTACGACGCAGGTACGCCAGATTTTCCGCTTCAACGCATACAAGGTGCGTTTAATGAGATTGGCTGCATCTCTGCGTACACAATTGCCAAAATGGACAACGGTTTGTTTTGGCTCGGCGCTGACGCCCGAGGCCAAGGTATTGTGTACCGCGCCAACGGCTACACCGGCCAGCGCATCAGCACTCACGCCGTTGAATGGCAAATCCAACAATACGGCAATCTAACTGACGCGCTTGCGTACACCTATCAGCAAGACGGCCATAGTTTTTACGTGCTTATTTTCCCTAGCGCCAATACAACATGGGTCTATGACGTAGCGACTGGCGCATGGCATGAGCGAGCTGGCTGGGATAATGGATCGTTTACGCGTCACCGTAGCAATTGCCAAATGGCGTTTAACAATAAAATTATTGTAGGCGACTACGAAAACGGCAACATTTACGCGTTTGATCTTGACACTTATGCCGATAATGGGCAGACACAAAAATGGTTACGTTCGTGGCGAGCGTTGCCAACGGGTCAAAATAACCTTAAACGTACCGCGCAGCACGCCATGCAAATTGACATGGAGTCAGGCGTAGGTTTAAACGGGTATCTTGTTGATGAGACTCAGTATTTAATTACGGAAAGCGGTGATTACTTAATAACTGAGTCAGATGATTATCTAATTACGGAGCAGTTAAGCACCGTTACAGTCGGCGCTAACCCGCAAATTATGCTGCGCTGGTCCGACGATGGCGGTCATACGTGGTCTAATTACCGTACTACGTCAGTAGGCAAAATCGGCGAGTATTACTACCGTGTTTGGTTCCGTCGCTTGGGCATGACAATGAAGTTGCGTGATCGCGTGTATGAGTTGTCGATGACCGACCCAGTAAAAACAGCGATTATGGGTGCGGAACTTCTTATGTCGCCGACCAATGCCTAATGTCACTAACATACCCGCTCCACGCGTTAGCTTTATTGACGAGCGAACTGGGTTAATTTCGCGTGAGTGGTATCGATTTTTCTTAAATCTATTTACTTTAGTAGGCCAAGGCAACAACGCAACAACGTTAGATGACCTTCAATCGGGGCCACCTACACACAATGTTAATGTATTGGTGTCTAATAATCCTGTTGACGTTGGGCCTCCAGTCATACCTTTTGGCGATAATGTTGTAACAAAAAACGGCACCCAGACAATTTCTGGTGCTAAGACGTTCACAAACAGCAACAACCAATTTAATGGCGCAAAGTACGCTACACCTAATGCTTATTTTGTTGAGGCCAGTTCCTACGCAACGATTGGCGGCACTAACGGCGTTGTCTTAGCTACCGGCGCAGCATCGCCAGGAACATCTGTTTTTCTAGGGGACGCTACAACGTTTCGTCCGACGGTCGATAACACGCGGTCTTTAGGCACTGGTACGTATAGGTATACAGTAGTTTACGCAACCACAGGTACAATAAACACATCAGATGGCGCACAAAAACAGCAGATAAGATCTTTGTCCGACGCTGAACAGCGTGTCGCGCACAGCGTCAAAAAACTTATCAAAGCGTTTAAGTGGACTGACGCTGTAGCGTCAAAAGGTGAAGACGCTCGGATTCATTTTGGTGTTATTGCTCAAGATGTTCAGGAAGCATTTGCCGCCGAGGGTTTAGATGCGTCAAAATATGGTTTATTTTGCAGCGACACATGGGTAGCATCCGACGGATCATCTCAAACGCGTTTAGGTGTGCGCTACAGCGAATTACTGGCTTTTGTTATCGCCGCACTGTAAGGAATAACATGACAACTTATTTATCCCCTAGTCCAAAACTTCAGTTTTTTGCTTCGGATGGCTCTTTGTTAGTTGGCGGCAAACTTTACACGTACGCAGCCGGAACAACAACGCCCTTAGCTACTTACACTGATTCGACGGGTACAACATTTAACACAAACCCCATCATTCTAAGTGTGCGCGGCGAAGCCAACGTTTGGCTAGGGACGCAGCAATATAAGTTTATTTTAAAAGACAGCAACGATGTTACGCTTTGGACTGTCGATAACATAGCCACTACGCAAGGTTTAGTTGAGGCGTTACAAACTTCGCTGTCTGCTGCGTCTGGGTCGTCGTTGATTGGTTACACACCATCCGGTACGGGCGCGACTACAACGACAGTTCAAGCCAAACTTCGTCAAGTTGTATCAGTTAAAGATTTTGGCGCAGTGGGTAACGGCGTTGCTAACGATACAACTGCTATTCAGCAAGCTATTGATTACGTATCTTCAATCGGTGGGGGCGCGGTTAACTTCCCTACCGGCACGTATAAAATTTCAACTAAACTGTCTATCACCGCTAATTCTGTTTTTCTAACTGGCGAAGGCAGGCAGTCAAGCGTCATCGCGCCTGCGGCTATGGCGGATGATTTTATTCTATTCAACGGCTGCTCACAGGGTGGCGTTAACAATTTAGGCATCATACCGTCTGCCGCGCAAACAGGATCAACCGCCGGTATTCGCATTAAAAACTGTCATAACGTCGTTGTCGATCAGTTTTTGCTTTACGGAAACACGCGAAACGGCATTATTGTCGAAGGCGGCGCGTCGTCCTACTTATGCACCATCTCTAACTTTGAGATTAGCACTTGCGCTTTGTCTGGTATTGAGGTCGGCGCTGGGGCGTTAGCGCAGGGCGTATGGATTCTTGATGGCATCGTAGCAAGTTGCTATGACGGCATTTTATTAACTTACGCTAGCGGCGTTTACATCAATACCGTAGACATTATTTCATCGGGCAACTCAGCTTTAGCCACCTATCCAGTTACGGGTCAATACGTTACAGCAGTGTTTGTGGAAGGTATAACGGCAGACACATCGGTTGGTCATGGGATTTCACTGATTGACAACGGTGGCAAGACCACGGATGTAAATCTAGTTAACTGCTGGTCTGCAACAAACAGTCTTAGCGGGCTACGATGCGCGGCTAACACGGATGGCGTGCTCGTTAGTGGTTGCAGATTTATAAATAACGATCAGCGCGGTATCTTGCTTGAGAACGGTAAGAACTACACCATCAGCGGCTGTCAGATTGGCATGAACTCAATTGATGGATCTGCGTCATACGATGGTATTGCTATCGGCGCAGGCGTTACCCATGTCACGATTGAGAATTGTTTTTCTGGTGGGCCGTTGGGGAGAATTGGGACACTTGCATCAAACTTTCAAAGATACGGCGTTTGGATCGGCGCAGGCGCAGACTATCTGGTTATCTCTGGTAACGATTTAACCGGCAACGTGACAGGTGCTTTGCTTAACAATAGCACTGCGTCAAACATCTTCATTTCACAAAACCTTGGCGATAGTAGAAAGACCACATCGAACATCGAGACGGTTACGACAAATGCCAGCGGCATCGGAACGATCACGCATAACCTCGGAACCACACCAAGCGCAGTTTGTGTTACTGCCGCTGATACTGCTAGAAGCTTAATGGTCGGTTTGTACAATGTTGGATCGACAACATTTTCGTTTTACACTCGCATCGTCGAAGCAGGAAACCCAGCTAATGGGCAAGTTCTTGCTAGTGGCCCGATTACTGTTTCTTGGATCGCAACCAAAACCTAAGGTGTAAAAATGACTGTAACTGCAAAAGTTTTGGCTGAAGGTCAAGTAATTCCTAGTACAAACACTACGGTGTACACCGCGCCTGCGTACGTGACAACGATCATCGACAAATTGACAACAGCTAACTATGATGTTGTAGCTCGTCAAATTACGATTAATATTGTGGCATCTGGTAATTCTGTGGGAAACGCTTACTACATAGGCACACAGACATTAGGTGCTGGCGAAACATACACTTGGCCTGAAGTAGTGGGGCAGATACTTAGCACGGGCGATTACGTGGTTGCTGCGGCTAGCAACAATACTGGCGTTAACTTACGCATGAGCGGGCGCGAGATAACTTAAGGAGTACGGCTATGGCCGCATGGATGATACCAGCAGCAATTATTGGTAGTGCTTTACTAGGATCTAGCTCGGCTAAGAAAGCCGCTAGCACGCAAGCTGACGCTGCTAATCGCGCTGCTGACTTGCAGATGCAGCAGTTTGAGCGTCAGGTTGAACTGCAAGAGCCTCGGCGCCGAGCGGGTATCACTGCGCTTAACAAGCTCACGCCGTTAGCGACTGAATATACACCCTTTGGGATGGAACAGTTTCAGCAAGACCCAGGCTATGCGTTTCGTATGCAAGAAGGCATGAAGGCGCTAGAGCGGTCAGCCGCAGCACGAGGTGGCTTGTTGTCAGGCGGCATGCTAAGAGGCGCACAACGATACGGTCAAGACCTGGCGTCGCAGGAGTACATGAACGCGTTTAACCGTTATCAGGCAGAGCGTAACGCCCGTCTTAACCCACTGCAATCGTTGGCTGGTGTCGGCCAGACAGCGACAAATCAACTAGGCCAAGCAGGTCAAGCGATGGCAAGCAACGTCGGTCAGGCGCTGGGCGCTGCTGCCCAAGCACGGGCGTCGGGGTACGTAGGTGGCGCGAACGCGTTGGCGCAAGGTCTTGGTACGTATTTGAATTATCAGCAGGGCCAGAATTACTTAAACGCTCGTTTCCCACAGGAAGCAGCAACACCTGCGCCTATTTATGAAGGTGGGTATTATTCTCAAGGTTTTGGAGGCTAATCATGGCCCTCGTTGACCCGAACATCGCCCTGTCGTACAAGGGCGTCCAACTGCAAGACCCGTTGGAGCAGTACAGCAAGGCGTCTGCGGCGCAGTTTAACGCGCTTAAGATGGAAGACCTAATGCAAGAGCGCGAAGCGCTAAATCAAATTCGATCGGCCATTACAGCTAAAGGCGGTCCACCAGACTTAGAAGCAGCCGCGCAAGCTATGGTTAGCACGGGAAGACCTCAGTTTGTTCAGTCTGGTATGGCGATACTTGAGAAGTTGCAAAACCAAAAAAATTACGAACAATACCGACGCGATATAGAAGGCGCACCTGCACCTGCTAACGCATTAGCGGCTACCGCTGCAACGGCTGAAACACCGCCTGCTAATGCTTTGGAAGCGCCGAGGGTTGCTGCCGCACCTGTAGTAAGCCCGCAAACGCAAGAGTTGATGAACAGGTATCGACGAGTCAGCCAACTAGGCGAGGCTGGCAAACCTGATGCAGCGATGCTTAGAATGCAGATTGAGAACCAGTTGCGTGCTGAACTACCGCCTGAGACGCTTCGCACAATGATGGCACTTGGCTATCCAGCCACACAAGAAGGCTATCAAGCGTTCCAAAGCGCTCAACGCACGCCTCCATCACCGCAACCGCTCGTGCCGGTGCTTGAAAACGGTAAGCCAGTTTTACGCACTCGTGAACAAGCTGCCGGTCAAACACCGTTTACGCCCGCTACAGTTCAAATAATGGGTTTAGGGCCAGGGAAAGAAGCCCCTGCGCCAAGCGTCACGCAAATCCAAGACCCGACTGATCCTACGCAAATGATTACCATTAACGCAAGGGATTACAAAGGTGGCGGTATTGGTTCTCCCGGCGTGATTGGTCTAGCAGGCAAAACGCCCGCTGCAACGGCTGCGGCGACTAAGAAAGAAGAAGGAAAACAACAAGCTAGCGATATTCTTGATACGTTAGAGACAGCTTATACGGAATTAGACAGACGTAAAGCAGTACCAAGCGAACGTCGCAGTGCAGGCTCTAACATATTAGCTTATGTCGCTGGCACAGGTGCCGGTCAGATAGCGGGACGTGTTGTTGGTACTGAAGCGCAAACACAGCGCGACATTATTCAAAGCTCAAGAAATCAGTTGCTTAACGCGGTCAAAAATGCTACAGGTATGTCCGCGCAGCAACTTAACTCTAACGTGGAATTCCGTTCTTGGCTTGAAGCGTTGTCTGATCCCACGCGTTCAATTGAAGCTAACCGAGCTATTCTGGAAAATATGCGAAAGTTTATTGCTAACAACGCTAAGAAAGCTGAAGCGCCCGCGCCTAGACCATCGCCTGCACCAGCCCCTGCTTCTGGCGGCTGGTCCGTCGTGAGGTAGACATGGCCGATCAAATCTACAAGGTACGCGATCCTCAAGGCAATATACGAGAGATTAAAGGTCCAGCAGGTGCTAGCGATGAAGAAGTCATCGCGCAAGCGCAACGTCTATTTGCCACTCCTGCGCCTACACCTACGCCCGAACCACGCAGCGAAGGTATGCCCACGGCACCTCGCCAAGAGTTGACCGCAGGGCAGCGTATGTACCAAAGTATTAGACCTTACGTTGCACCTACGATTGAGGCGCTAGGATCAGCAGGCGGCGCTTTGTTAGGGGCGCCGCTTGGCCCTCCCGGTGTTGTAGGTGGCGCCGGTTTAGGTTATGGGCTTGCTAAAGAAGCGCTTGAGTTAGGCGATGTCTATCTAGGTGGTAAAGAACCACGTAAAGGCGCAGCAATCGCAGTAGAGCCTACTAAAAATATTCTTGAAGGCGCAACTTATGAAGCTGGCGGGCGTGTTGTTGCGCCTTTGCTTGGTAAAGCAATCGGTAAAGCTGTTGACCTTAAAAACATACCTCAAAACAGAGCCGCGTCTATAGCTCGCGCATCATTAGGTGCTGATCTGGAGCAAACTTTAGACATACTACGCAACGCGTCGCCTAACGCTAGTGTGGCTGAAATAACAGCTAAGATTCAAAACCCAACTTGGCAAGCGCTTGTTAAAAATTCGTTGGAGCAAAGCCAATCAGGTGCTCAGTACCTAAACAGGTTCGCCACAATGAGCCACGACGAAGGCGTCAACGCGCTAGCGAAACTGGCGGGCGGCATAACTGCTACGGACGTTCGCGCTACGACGGATACTATGAAGCAGACGCTGCGCGACATTACATCGCCAGCACGTCAGGCCGCGTTGAACCGCGCTAATCTCGGTCAGCAAGTCGCGCAGTATGAGGCTGAGGCTGGTAAGTTAAGTGCCGAAGCAGCAGCGAAGGTACAAGATGTACGCCGACTGATTAATGCAGGTAATTTGGCTGAAGCGTCTGCTCGGCTTGACCTCATCAAGCGCAACTTACCTGTGGGGCTGACTAAGTATACCTACAAAGGCGACTTAGCTCGTATGGCTGATGAGTGGGCGTCAAAGGCGGCAGAGGCGTCGCTTGATTTAGGTCAAGGCGCAAGGTTTGCTCAGTCTGCGGCAGACAGTTTACGAGAGGCAGGCATTAAACCGCTCAAAGGCGATGAGATCGTAAGCCAGATTCGAGGCGTATTGAACAACCCTGAGTTTGCAGGCAACGATCTGCTTAGTGGCGCGGCTAAAAACATAGCGAACGATATTGCTCAGTGGACTAAAAATGGCGGCATCATTGACGCAAGAGCGCTAGATGCCATTCGTAAGAACTCCATCAACGCAACCGTACAGCAGCTACGCCCAGGCGTAGACGCTACAACGCAGCGTAACTTGGCCGCTAAAGTAACGTCGGAAATAAAACCAACGCTTATCAACGCCATCGAAGCGGCAGGCGGCAAGGGCTATCGTGAGTACCTTGACGAGTTTTCCAAAGGTATGCAAAAGATTGCTGAGACCAAACTGACCGGTGAAGCTGCTAGGTTATGGAAGACGGACAAAGACGCGTTTGTGCGTCTGGTGCAAAACGAATCACCTGACGTTGTTGAAAAGTTTCTTGGCCCAGGCAACTACAACATCGCTACGGAACTGAGCGAGAACACGATATCAACGCTACAGTCGTTGGCTTCAAAGCGTGCCAATCAACTAGCGTCTAGCAAACAAGCGTCTGACGGCCAAAAAGCGTTAGCAACTCTATTAGAGGAAAACACATCAAAGTTTCGCATACCTTCAATGCTAAAATTTTGGGCGACTGCGACAAATATGACGCTGGCTGAATTGCAAACTGCGATAGGTAGTAAGAGCATGAAAATTCTTGCCGACGCTATGCAATCCCCCCAAGGCGCAAAGAACCTGTTAGAAAAATTGCCAGCGCAAGAGCGCAATAATGTGTTGAAGATCATTAGCAACCCATCAGCTTTTAAAAACAAAGCAGCGCAACGTGCAGCGGAGTTTATGAGAAGCGCCACCTCTACAACGGCTATTAATGCGCTAGCATCTCAACCTAGCGAAAATGCACTAATTGATTAACGGATAGGAAACATCATGGAGCAAGAAGTGGAAACGCGTTTATCCGTTCACGAGGCTGTCTGCGCCGAACGTTATAAGTCTATTGAGCAATCGTTCAGTCGCGTTGAAGAGCGATTCGACGACGGTTCGCAAAAGATGAAGAAACTTGAGTACCTCATGTACGCCGTCATGGTGGCTGTGCTCCTTGGGCCTGGCGCTGCTGCAATTTTTTTTAAGAAGCTATTAGGTGTTTAAGCTAGGTAAAAGGTCTATCGAACGTCTGCAAGGCGTTCATCCTGATCTTGTGCGCGTCGTTGAGCGTGCGATTGATCTGACAACGGTAGACTTCACAGTCCTTGAGGGCTTGCGCTCGCCTGAGCGTCAACAGACTTTAGTAGCATCGGGCGCTAGCCAAACACTTAATAGCCGTCACATCACAGGCCACGCCGTTGATCTAGGCGCATGGGTAGACAACCAAGTCGATTGGTCTTGGCCGTTGTACACCAAGATCGCCAACGCCATGAAAGCCGCCGCTAACGAGTTAGGCGTCTCTATCGTGTGGGGTGGCGATTGGCGCACGTTCAAGGACGGTCCGCACTTCGAGTTAGATCGCAGGTACTATCCGTAATGGACCCGTTAACGATCCTTGCTGCGTTTGGCCCACTGGCAGTCGATCTTGGTAAGTCCTTGATCGGTCGGTTTATACAGACAGACGGTTACAAACCCACCAACATCGCTGAGTATGTGCGGATGCGCGAGTTAGACCTTAATATGTTCAAGGCGATGAACGACGCAGGTGGAGCTAACCCGTCCTATCCTTGGGTCGAGGCGATTGTGCGACTGATGCGCCCAGGCGTTGCGCTCATTGTGCTAGTGACTTGGGCGACGTTAAAACTCAACGGTCAGTCATCCGAGTCGGTCGATAACTTTGCAGCAGCGGTGGGGTTCTATCTGTTTGGCGACCGGACGCTGTTCTACTCAAAGAAGCGCTAAAGCGCCCTTGCCTCTTTCAGCAACTCCATCCGCTCTCGCGCCGTACGCAACGCCGTGTAGCGCTGGTGCAGCCGCTCCAGTATCGAGATGCGCTTGGCACCTGCGCGTTCTTCATTAAGCAAACTCAACACCTGATCCTCGGTCATAAGCGCCAGTTCTTTGTTGAGTTTTCGCCAGTTCATACTCAATTTTGTTCTCCAGTTCGGTAATCTGCTTTTGTATGCGCTCTAGCGCACGGTATTGCTGCCGCAACATCTTCTCATGCTGATGCTGCTCGGCCTTAGCGGCTTTAAGTTTAGTCTGCCATAAACTAAGTCGGGAGGTCATAGCGGTCCTTAATCACTCGCATGATGTCTTTAGGCGTCATGTTGGGTATGGCGGCGATGAGAAGGCAATCTATCGCCACCTTTTGCGCGAACTGGCGCATCTCCTTGACGGTCATTACGGCAATCGGCAACTGCTCGGTAGCGGCGTTGCGGATCATGCCAATCAATTCATCGTCGCTAATCATAACGAGAAGGGGTTGTGCCAAGAGATTTTCTTATTGCGCGTGGGTGGCGTGATCTCGGTCGCGGTGTAGCCATAAGCCCAACCGGATCGCTTTGATACAGATGACTGCCGTTTAACGCGCTTGCGTATGATCTTGCCTTCGTCCAGCAAAGGCCACAGTGAATTGTGAATCGTCTTCGCGGACATATTCAGTTTTTTGGCTAGCTCAAGCGCTGTGATGGGTGTGGAGCGTTGTTGCATGTACTTTAGACATGCTTGTTTCCGATCAACGGCTGATTCTTTTCTCAGCCGCACTATACCTATAGCCATGTGCTTTTCTCCAATAAAATTTGTTTGATGTGCGCGGGCACCTTGGGCAACGGCGCCCAGGCCACCGCCCAATCGTCCCAAGTCCCGATGACGCAGACGCCACTAGGGTTTAGCAGTAGCATCTTCACGCCAAGCGGCGGCTCCTGATCTTCAGCGGTGCGCCAAAAAGCCTCGCCTGATAAATAAGAGGTGGCTTTTTGAAACATATTGTGATCGCCACTCATTTCTCACCCCTTGCTCGGATTGCTTGCGCGGCCAACTTTGTAATGTCTGACGCATATTCAGGATGTACAGCAAGCACATCACACACCTTCGCACACGCCTCGCGTTCATGCTTGGCGACAAGGGCAGCGAAGCGTTCAAAAGCATCGGTGTAATTCCAAAGGTCTGGGTCAAGTCCAGCCTCCCGCGCCAACTTGATAATGTCGTCTTTATCCACCGTTCTTCTCCTGCAACTTGGCTTCGAGGGCTTTCATTAAGGCCTCATCGTCATGAGATGGGTCACCCCATCCCACCACATCTCGCCAGAGTTTGTTGCGTTCCTCATCCGTCAGCCCAACCCATTCCCGAGGACGGGGTGCATGAACCATCTGCTCACCTTCCCAAACAGCACCGCAGACGCAAGTCACCGGCTCATGTTCATCTTTTACGATTTCATCAACACGTTCTTGTGATGTGTCGTCGGCATCGACAAGTGCTTGGCGTAAAACGGCGATGGCTTCGACGTAGTAACTTTTATCGCCTGTTTCCATCAGCATCTCTGCGCTTGCATCCTCCAGCACCTCTATCGCTTCTTCAATAGCTTCTCTATCCATGATTCTTCTCCTTTAATTTAGCTTCGATGGAACGGGCAAATGCAAGCACATCTTCGTAATCCCACTGCTGCCCAGGCGCAGGCCATGTCGGGTTAATCTCGTGCAGTTCAGGCTCAGTCAGCCCAACCCATTCACGCTTCAACATATCCTCCAGCCCCTTGATCGCTTGCTCGCGCTCGGTTAGCTCGTCTTGATACGTGAGACTTGTACCGCGCTTTAAGACCTTCAGCGCAAGTTCTATGGTTGATCGACTCATTTCAACGCCTCCAATGCGATGTCACTAAGTTTTTGTTTGTCGTGTAGCGCCGCCCAAATGCGCTCGTCGATGGTGTCCTTCGTCATAAGGATGTAGACCCACACGTCGCGCTGCTGGCCGGATCGATGCAATCTTCCAACGGTCTGTTCGTAAAGCTCAAGTGACCACGGCAGGGACAGAAAGACCATGTGGCAGCCTCCGAACTGCAAGTTAAGGCCATGACCGGCGGATTTTGGATGCACCGCCATAAGCGGAATGTTGCCAGCGTTCCATCGTCTAATGGCGTCAGGGTCGTCCAGACAGGTAAGACTTTTGTATCGTCGTTTGAGTTCATCAAGCTCCTCTTTGTATTGGTAAACAAGGATCGTGTTAGCGCGTTGATTTTCAGCAAGCAGATCATCTAACGCGTCAAACTTGTGCGGGCTAAACCAGACAGGCTCAGGTGAGTAAACAAACCCTGACGACATCTGCTGTAACTTCTGCGTGACAACCGCAGCGTTCTGAGCGATAGCCTGAGCGTCGGGGAACTGCACCACGAAGTCACGCTTCATCGCCTCGTACGGCTCACGGTCGTTCAATTGCACGTCTATTTGCACCACATGACAGGGTGGTAGCTTGTCCTTGTATTCGCCTGGCTCTAGTACGAAAGTAGCAGGTTTGATGCGCTGCATGACGCGCTCTAGTGCGCCAGGCAGTGGCGTCCAATCGTCGAACCCAGCGTAAGTATTAAGACTAAAGTATTGCTGCATGAACGCGCCTTTGGAGCGCCCAAGCAATTTTTGATCGATAATCTTGCACTGACCGAAGACGTCCTCAAGACCGTTGCTTGTGAACGAGCCGGTCAGACCCCAACGGATCGGACAATCAAGCACTTTCGCAAGTGCTTTAAATCTGGCACCTGATGGGTTCTTGAGGCGTGTCAACTCATCAAACACAACACCATCAAAGTCCATCGACTGCTCGGCCAGCCACTGCAAGTTGTCGTAATTGATCACAACAACCTGCGCGGTCAAGGCGGCGGTGCGCTGCTTTGGCGTTCCGACCGCAACCTGCACATCTAGCTCGGGCGCCCACTTAGGTGCCTCGATGGGCCACACGTCGGTACACACGCGCTTAGGAGCTACGACTAGCCAACGCGAGGCTAGCCCATCACGCACCATATCGCTCATGGCCGTGAGCGTGATCGCAGTCTTGCCCGCACCTACGGGCGCAAGCACCATCGCACGATCACGCTCGTACAAGAAGTCAGCGGCCTGCTCTTGGTACGGTCTAAGTTTTAACCCACGCATCAACATCTTCCTTACTCCATAAACAAGCGTACCGTTGCCCAAGCCGTGCCATGTCGTCAGCAAACACCTTCTGTAGCGGCGACAGACGGCCACCAGGCGCCTTAAGTTCAATGAACCACACCACACCATCTGGCAACACGACGATTCGGTCTGCAACGCCACGGTGGGCGGGGCTTACAAACTTGTAGGCAATGCCACCCATCGCTTTAACGCGCTTAACGAGATACGCTTCAATGTGTTTTTCCATGCCTGCATCATAGCCTGTCAAAAACTATTTGACAAGTTTATTAGATGTGCTACAGTGAAGTCTCAATCAACTAAAGGACAGTCAAATGGATTCAGATCAACAAACTATCATTAACGCTAAAGATCACGACTCAATCGTTGTCAGCCTTTTTGAACGCAAAGTGTGGTTGTCAACTCATAAACCGTCGGCATACGTAGCCACTTGTTTAACGAAAGAGCAAGCAATCAGCCTGTGCAACGCAATCAAAGGCATGTTGGAGGTGCTTGATGAATCACTCTAATATCGTCGGCGGGTCGACCGCCAAACGTGTGATCAACTGCCCTGGGTCGGTAGCGCTTGTGCAGCAAATGCCACCGCAGGTCGAGAGCAAGTACGCCGCAAAGGGTACGCTGCTGCACGCCTGCATGGAAGAAGTGCTTGTATACAGCAAGTTATCTGATGTTGTTCGTAAGCACAATTTGACAGATGAGCAAATCGACAAGCTAACGTTTTGTATTTCGGCGTTGGATGAAATAGACCCCAACCAAGATATGAGTTTTGATCAAGAAAAGCATGTTGGGTTTGAAAACGTTAAAGGTCTTGAGGGCGTCTTCGGTAACGTCGATCTGATCGGACGCGTTGATGATCGCGTAATTATTCTTGATTGGAAATTTGGCGATGGCGTAATCGTCAGCGCTGAAGAGAACTATCAAGGATTGTTCTACGCTGCTGCTGCGATGAGCAACAGCGAGTTTGCTTGGGCCTTTGACGGCGCTAAGGAGATTGAGATCATCATCGTACAGCCGCCCGCGATGCGGCGCTGGGTGACGACGTTTGAGCGTGTTGCTGCTTTTCAAGCAGAACTGCAAACCGCTGTAACGCTTGCTAACAAACCCAACGCGCCGCTTGCGATTGGCGATTGGTGTCGCTGGTGTACGGCAAAGCCGATCTGCCCTCAGATGACCGGCGAGATCGACCGCGTGGTGCATCTGAAACTCGATGCGCTTGCGCCTGAAGATTTAACGCGTGCGCTCGATCTGGCTGACAAGCTAGAGTCGTTCATCAATGATGCGCGTCGGCTGGCCTTTGAGCGGCTTGAGAAAAATATGCCAGTCCCTGGGTATAAATTGGTAAGTAAGCGTGCAACGCGTCAGTGGGCTGACGAAGCGAAAGCATCTTCTGCGCTTGCAGGTCTTGGTGTCAGTCAGAATGAGTTGTATAAGAAGGAATTGATTAGCCCTGCTCAAGCTGAGAAGGTGCTAAAAAAGAGCAAGCTAGCACTGCCCGACGATCTTGTCGTGGCCGTGTCGAGCGGCAGCACGTTAGCGCCGGAGAGTGATCCTCGGCCTGCCGTGCTTAACGTTGGGTTGCATCTAACCGCAGCCCTTTCTAAACTTCAGTAAGGAAATAGTCATGTCTAATTTAGTAGCTTTCAGTCAAGCAAATCTCCCATCGGTAGCAAGCCTTTCCACAGCACTGCGTGCGCTTGAGAAGGACGTCGGCCCGTCTGGCGTCGTCATTCTCAAGATGGACAAGACCGGCCATTGGGTCTTTGGTGCTGACCAGACAGAAATCGAAGATGGTTCCACCTGGGCAGTCAATCCCTTCTCGTTTGTCCACGGCTATATCGCGTGGGGTGATGGTGAGG